AAAGTACTCGTTACTAACTCTGGCACCAGAATGTTCTTAATACGCTAAAAATTTGCTTAAAAACACCAAACCAATAAAAAACCCTCCCGAAGGAGGGGTAATGTTTCGCTCGTCCCTACTAAGGATATCAGGAGGGGCTAGATGTTGAGTCAAAGCTTGCTCAACTTGGCGAGGTCGAAGTGTAAATCTGCGACTCGATGACACCATCGGGCTGCAGAGCGACGTCCTGACGCTCGGGAGGCTCGTCGGGGACTATCCAGCAGACTTCGCAAATAGCGAGAGCCTTGTCTTCGCCAGACAGTTTGCCAGCAGAAGCACGGGGGTCATAGACACCAGAGCCTTGAGCAACACCGTTGACAGCGCCGCTAGCGACGGTGGCAAACAGTTTCCACTGAGTCTCCGAACCCAGAGCAGAAAGTGCGCTGGAGTCGATGATGTTGGCGGAAGCAGTAGAGCCGTTAGCGATACGGCTGCTAGCACCGTCAATGGTCACACCGAACTGACCAGACACCACGGTGCCGTCAGTAGGGATGCTGGTGGTGACACTGGGGATCAGGGTCAGGCCAGGAGTTGCGGTACCGCCTGCAATACCGGAGCTGACGAGGTCGCCGCCGTCAACACGCAGAGAAGCGCGATACACATAAGCACCGGCAGGAGCCTTGATGCCATCAGTGATATCAGCCCGGACATCCTTGTGGAAGTCAGGGGAAGGAACGATAACGTCGCCGTTCAGGAAAGGCTGCTCAGCGCTGTTCTGACCAGAACCGTAGGGACGGGTGTAGTAAGAAAGCTGGTTAGTGGAACCAAGAGCTTGGAAGCTCATGTCCACATAACCGACAGCCTGCTGGGCAATCCAGCCGGGACGGAACACCACGCCCACGGGGCCACCAACGGGTTGGTTGGTGTAGCTCGTTTGAACGCCATTGGCGTTCTCGAACTGCATGGTCTTTTCTTCGTGCCAGTAACGAAGAACGTTGGTGTAGTTGCCAGGATAAATCTTGGCAACGTGCAGCTGATTGGAATTAATAGCCATTGTTAGTTACCTCCTCAAGCGTCGAAAGAGTAACCAACGGTGACGAAGTCAGCGTTCAGAAGCTCGAAACCTGCGTACAGGCTCCAGATCATCATGATGAAACGGCTGAAGTCGTCGTTGTTGTTGAGGAGCACCTGGGCATTGTTGCCGCCGATGCCAACACCAACTGCCTGGGGACCAAAGAAGATACCAACTGCTGCGTTGTAGTCAGCGGTGGAAGATGCGATGGTTGCGTTCTGAGTCTGAGAAGGCATGTTGGTGGATTCGAAGAATCGCACACCTTCAAAAACAAAGCCCGTTGGCATAATGGGCTCGCCTGCCACGAAAGTGGCTTGGCCGAAGCCTTGACCCATGTACAGAGCAGCGTTGGGCTGCATACCGGACATGAGGGGGTTGATCTGACCGTTACCGGGGTAACGAGCAACTTCACGGAAGTCACTGTTCTGACGCAGGTGCATCAGGAAGGTCGGATCACAAACGCAACGATAGAAACCGTCCTGGAAGGTCGGGGTGTTGCGCTTACGCAGGGACTTGACCACGCGGAGGAGGTCGTCCTTAACGTCGAACTTAGCTTGCTCGGCGTTGGTGTAGCTAAGAGCGCCGGTTGCCAGATCGCCGGGGAAGTAGTAACCGCCCTGGGAGTCAGAAGCTTGGCCCTTAGAAACAGATTTCAGGAGTTCGTTGATGAACACCCGATCGCGCCACCGGCGATAGTCATCAAGCAGAGTCAGGCTGCCGATTGACTGGTGGAAGGTGGTCAGGTTACCCGTATCAAGCAGCAGGCGCTGCGCAGTGATAAGAGTTTCCCGAGCGATCTTAAAGGTAGAAGGCTGGGTGGGATCAGAGGGATCTGCAGGACCGGTGTACTCCTTAAGAGTCACCAGCACTTTATCCTTCACGATATTGCGGCTGTTGGCAGTACCGATGGTCTGCTCAGCAGTACGCTCGCGGGATTCCTTAGAGCCAGGATTACCGAAGAACCGGTAGCGATCTAACTGAACCGTCTGGCCGGGTTGTTTTGCCTGTAATGCTTTAGTAAGCACCGCGAGGCTCTTTATCCTCACGTAACATCAACTTAAGGGCGTTGATGAGTAGACTATATCATCACCCACAGCAAGAATTATCTTCTGTTTGGGTGCTCCGCGCTCGTGTCACCTTATCGGCTTCTACAACAAACTTGTTGCGGTCAGCCTCGCTCCACTTTGACTTACCTCGGTTGGTTCGAGTGTCATAGCGGAGGTCGAATTTGTAGTTCATAGCTTTGCATCCGTATGGCTTTAAAGCTTCTACGAATAGGCGAGCTTGAGTTCCGTTGCCTCGAAGATTCCATTTGTTGGGACTCTTCAATTTCATCGGCTCACGAGGAGTCAATGAGGCACCAGTCAAGCTTTCGATCCAGTCAGACACAAATAAAGCTGTGTCATAAGGAACGTACAAAGCCAGCTCTACAATACGCTCTCTGATGTAAGGCTCACCAGTAACCGTGGATTTACCACGCTTGCGGAGTTGTAGGTTGCCGTCGTCCATGTAAACGACAGCTAGACCCTCTAAGCCGATGTCACGAAGGAAAGAAGGGGTCAAAACCTTCTTACCTTGTGGATACAGCTCCTTATACAGAGGAAGCAGCAGCTCTTGTTGATTCGACCACCACTGACAAGCAGGAAACTTTCCTGACTGACTTGTGCATACTCGATCCTTGATTGGTTGCTTGATTCCAAAGATCCTGTTTAAGCGTCCCACTTTCCAGCGGAGATACTCAAACTGTTTTTTGGAATGCTGGAGCACTAGGTTCGGATAAGTGATTTGATGCCGGAGGCACCCATCACCTATACAAACGCCTTTAAGGAAAGAGCGGTCGCTTCGAGAGAGCATTCGAGCAGTGTTAGTCGTTGAACCTTCCAATCATTTCTGATTGGCTTGGCTGCTGATTGGCCTCCCTTTCGGGTCCGGCTTTCCAGCAATTCACGGAGTTGTTCGACCGAGCTTTCACTCGGAAGTTCCCAGACCTTAACAGGTCAAGAAGTCGTGGACAACACGTGTCAGGATCCTTGAGTTCGGGTCCGTTCCCTAGGTTTCTCATCCCTAGGGCACTGACTATATCTTGCTCCCAGATGCCACGTTTTGAACGTTACTGGGAGCCCCGGCGCTAGTGGACTTCATAATCCGGTCTGGATCGTATGTCCTAGTCGATGAACCTTCCACTCATTCCTGAGAGGCTTGGCTGCTGATTGCCCCGTACTTCAGACTTTTTAACCATTCACGCTTGCCGTCGCCAGCTACGTTGTAGGGTCTGAAGCTTTTAAGAAGGGTTTCCAGCAGTTCACCGGGTGTTCACTCTCTAATTACTCAGAGAGGCGGCTGGTTTGTCAACCGGCTCCGCAGCCATCTCAACGATGTATGCGGGGTGGGGACGGTAAAGTTCCGCACCTAGGATCTTCGGGAAATCGTTGTCAATAAACAACGTTTGTCTCCGAAAAAACTACCTTCTTACTATACCTACTGTGACACCGTAAATAACCACCTACTGTTGCGTTTTTAGCGTTTTAAATCGATTTTTGGTTTGAGCTGTTAACACCAGGACTAAAAGTACGAACCATATTCCGTACGCCTTCACCCAACTTTCCGTAAACAGAACCGTAGTTAGGTACGTATCTACTCGATTTACCTCTATAACTGTTACGCACAGGAGATCCCATTTGCCCTGGAACACCTGTATATCTAGTTTCTGTGTATGTTTTGCAGTAGACGGGATAGTGATAAACCCACGCTGCTCTTGACCCTGTGGTGTCGTTTGTAGGGTTTGTGAGGGCTGGTGCTGCAACGCGTGGCTGAGCTACGCCGCCACCTGTAATACCTCCCCCGTCAATAGAGTTGTCGTTTGAACTAGGTGTTTGGAACGGAGAGTAAAGCTGATTATCGGGAACCTGTTCTCCGTACCAAGTAAAGCTTCCAAAGTTTCTTAAACCTGGCTGAGGACCTATAGCAGTTTGGACAGTTGAATTAGCGGTCGAGTAAAGACCTTGAGCCCTAAAACCTACATAGCTATCCAGCATCCCGGAGGAATGAGGTGCTGTGTTTTCATAGTTAGTCCAATAACCTGAAATAGCAGGTGGAACTGCTCTCCATTCCGTGGTGAAGTAACCACTTAAATTAGGAGGACCGACAGGTACGTTTCCAAAATCAGCACCTTCGTCGTTAACGGCATACCATGTTTGACTAATACCCGAAGGGGTTACGTATCCGCTTGAAAAAGTTACGTAGGTATCTGTGAGATTTAAATTACTACCCGTCCGCTGAGGTCCAGATTGGGTGGGATGATAAAGATTTTTATCGTACTTCCAGTTAGTAAAAGGAGTGTAGACCACGAATTTCTCTCCACCTATGTACCTTAAGTTTACTCGTCTTACAATATTTAAAAAAGATAATGTTCGATGCTTACCCAAGCCACTAAGGTCCTCGAACTCTTCTTCGAAGACGCAGAGACATCAATTGCTTGTTTTTCAGGCTCAATAACTGAAGCTATCGTTCACCCGCAAAAGATAAAAAAACTAATCGTTTACTTTATAAAAGCAGCAATAGCAGGTTACCTTTTAGCGACGTTCGTAAGCCCTGCTGTAGCAGAGAAATTTAAACTCACAAAAAAGGAGGCTGTAGCCGCCTCCTTTATCTGCGGTTATGCCGGGATAAGAATCCTTTCAAATGCCGAGAAACTTATCGATGCGAGACTAAAGAAACGTATTAAAGACGAATCAGCCTAGATCGATATCCACGGATTCGTCAAAAGTTTGAGTCTCGGGTTGCGGAGCAGAAGAAGTTTCTGTCTGCGCTGAAGTCTCCTGCTTATCCTCCTTAGCTTTTTTGCTAGGACGGTCTCCTAAGGTACGCATCGATCTAAGGTCGTTTAAATTAACAATAGCAACAAAAAACCCCCTGTTTTAGCAGGGGGTTGATTGGGGATCCAAAAAGATTGTATCAGTTGGGTTCCATGAACAGGAGCTTCGAGCGCATAGCCTCGGGTCCCATGTTCTGGAGCATACGCCAAGCGTTTTCGGGGCTGCGGTTCATCACGTCGGAGAACTGCTCCCACTGTTGTTGGGGTGCAACGTTCTGAGAAGAACCACCGGCACCTGCAGGAGGGGCAGGCATGTCGTAGTTCTGCTGATAAGCCTGAGGCTGCTGCATACCCTGGTTAGCCAGAGCATTCTCGTCAACATCGACCGGCACAACTTCAGTAAAGAAGCGGTCGGTGTAGTTAGCCAGATGGTCGGGATCTGTCAGGATGGTCTGCATCGCGTCGTGGCGAGCAGTGACAGAATCAAGCTTAGTAGCTTGATCGATCAGCAGATCTTCCAAGCCACAAGCGTATTGGTTGAGGATTCCAGGAGCCTCAATACCAAAGTGGCTAACGACCTCGGCGGTTACGGGGCTTACGCTCGTTTGCGGGGCCGTAGAAGTTTGCGAGGAAGTCTGGGTCGGTGAGACGCTGGTAGGTAAGGTCTGCGCTTCCTGCTGTGCCTGGTAAGCCCAGGGTTGGGCCTGTAAATTCTGACTGAGCTGTGGAGTAGCCAGTGGTGCCTGCGTTTGGGGCGCTGACTGTAGATTCTGGCTGAGGGACTGAGAGTTGACCTGCGACAGAACCCGCTCCAGTGAGCCCATCGCTGCTTCCCAAGGATTGCTCGGGGAGGATTGCGACGTTGACTGGCTGTACTGGTTGCTGATAGAAGGGTCCGTAGCCGGTGCCACCTGCGACGGCGGTTGGGCTGTAGGTGCCGAAGCTACCGCCGGGGTAGCTGTTTGCGCCACCCATTGCGGGTAAGACGTTGTTGAGCCCTGGTCGTTGGATACCGCCGGGGCTGCCGCCGGGGAGACCGGGCTCGGGGTCGAAGCTTGGATCTGCTGGCTCATAGCTACCCGAGTAAGTTAGTTCTTCCGCAAGGTGGTCGAATGTCCTGTAAAGGAGCGGAGTGATATTCAGTCTAGGATCAGCCGCGAGAGGCTGATTAGGTGCAAGAGGATGCGGAGACTGCAACATCTGGCTTAATAATACCAGAAATTGTTGCATTGCTGATTGTGTTTGCTGCACCATCCTGAAGGGGAAACCCTTCAACATTTCGGCTCTTTCAGAGTCTGTCTTTTCAGGGAAAAGAAACTTCAGAGCTTCGATGCTGTCTACACCTAGTTCTTGCAGGTTTCTAACAACAATCGATTTTTGATTGATGTCATAGGCAGTGTCTTCGTAGACATCACCTTGGAACCTGTAAGTCACCTCCCGTTCACCGTCTTCCGGTAAACCGACTACACCTGGAGGAACTTTATTTTCCTCCAAGGCGACTTTCATCGCCTGATTTACTTTAGCTTCAAATCTTGCTAATGACTGCTGATACTTTGCAATCGACTCCTCAGTCTCCTCTTTAGGAGGTTTTGGTTCTTTCAAACCAGCAGCAGCTATAAACGATTCTCGGAAAATTTCTTCCTGGTGGTAAATCATCATCTCTAAGAGACGATTGAAGCCATATGTAAGGAAGCTTTTATTCTTACGAAGAGCCGTGGCCTGGGCTCGACCCATGAGACCTTTAATTTCGGTCGCGGTAGCACCGGCAGAGATAGAAATCTCGTCGACACCGCCTAACGCAGTACGAATCTCTTCACGCAAAAGAAGCGTGTAGCGGTTCATATCACCATTAACTGGGTCGGGCGTCATATAGCCCACACGGTCGGAAGGTTCGACGTTCGCGATAATCCGTGGAACCCTAAGACCTGAACCCATTCCCGTACCAAACGGCTCGCTCACACGAGTCGAGGGACTATTGGCGCCCGAGAAACCACTCTGGCTACTAATAGTTGGACGGAAAGTGCTCTGAGTATCATTAGCCTCGACCAGATCACTTCGTGGACGAGAACTGATTAAGGTCGGGTTCCCAAAGAACTCAATGTTTTTAGCGATATTACGCGTCAGCTGATCGTGGAGAACGATCTGCTCCATAAAAGGATCAAACTCTCCCTCACCTTCAGTACCACTTGCGTTGGGTTTATTTAACACCTCAACTGCTGGAATAAAGCCGAGCGTGTTGGGCCTCTTCTTGGTAGGAGTTAAAACAGCTCCTGGCTCGAGGTCAAAACTCAACTCAGTATCAGTTTCTACCTCACTAATTTCATCTGCAGTAATAGTTAGACGAACATAACGTTTGTTCTGCCCATAACTTTTACTCGGTAAGCCTAAGTTTGCGTTCTTAACTTTATAGCTATATACGATAACAACTTCACTTACGTTACCGTTTACATCGTGATAAACACGGTACTGATTCTTGTTGAAGAAGTAAATTTGATATTTGAGTTTTGGGTCCGGCCTAAAGTAGAAAAGGCCACAGCCGTCGATTAGAAAGTTTCTGATGATTGCTGGAAAACGAATGTCCAGCTTGTTAAGAGAAATAACGTCGTTTAAAAAGCGAGTTCTACTTTTAAACGTATCTTGATCACAGTAAAAAGCTAGACCCTTCTTAATCATAAGGAGGGTCATCTGCTGTAAATGACTCAAAACAACCATCGTGGACGATTGGTTGCTTCGATCCTGAGTGCGCGACGCCTCTAAGATCTCAGTGAATCTATTACGAGTCTCAGTAGAACTTGACATCTATACGCACAGAGTAGTTTGATCCGCAGAGGGATCATTTTTTGGAGCTGTTCTGCTTAGCCTTACGTGCTTTAGCTAACGCACGAGCACGCGTCTCTTTACCTTCCTGTAATTCCTTGCCACTAGGAGCTTTCTTCTCTTCTCGATCTTTCTGAAATTTCTCGAGAATCTCGGCAGGCATTTTATTAGCCATCTGGCAGTAGATACTTACTCACTCTCTCCAATTTTAATACCTCTTGAGGTAAATCTTCGATGGGGTACGAAGTTAATAAGTGATCTTCTCTGCCTAACATGTCAGTCTTACCTTCCTCAGGGACAAAGTCCTCACACAGTTTCTGTACCTCTGGACGATCCCAGATGTAGTACTCGGCAATCGATCGGAGCTTTGTTTTTCGCTTATCAGAATCGCCCATCCAGCTGAGATGCCAACCAGCATCGCGGTCGCCAATGTAATGATTATTAGTGCTCGCTCGCATCGACGAGAGAGTTCCGAATGCCTTGAGTTTGGATACAGTTGAAGCCACGCCGCAACGCCAATCAAAAAGCTCTCCTTTAGGTGAAACCAACTGACGGTCTGCTCGACCGTAGTGCATAGACATACTAAGACGAACGATTTTTTCTTCCTCTTTATGTACTGATTCAATCAGCTCATCAAACTTTTTAGGGTTTGCGATCTCGTCGCAGTCGGAGCAGATGAACACCGTGTCATCAGGCATCATATGAAGTCCAACACCGAGAGCATCTCTTTGACCGCGCTCTCGGATCCACGGGTCAGGGGCCTCTTCGAAAGTTGGTAACTCTACGTGCAGCACCTGAATCTTATCTTCAGGTAAGCCAAGTTCTCGGATGGTGTCTAGACAAGTAAACTCTTTGTCTTCACCTCTATGAGTACGATTAGCATCTGTGATAAGAAAACCATCTACGTGATCCTCAAGCATTCGGATACGAAGCTCAAGTAGTTCACGCTCGGTAAAGTAAGGAAAGCAGTCAATGAGCACAGTGAGCTAACAAAGATGTAACTATATTAGCTCAATCCCGCTTCTGTAGATACTTAGAAACTTTTTGCCTAGCTCGAGTTACGGCATCGTTACTATCGAACTCAGAAGAGTCACC